AATGTGGATCCTTCTAATCTAAAGAGATCTTTTAGGTATTCATGTAATGATATAGATTGGTCTTTATGGTATGGATTTATACCAACCAATATTGACCCAACCGGGCTTGACTCCGTAAAAGACATAGAATTAGACCCAGAGCAGTGTATTCACATAGAGATAAAATACGAATATGACGATGGAACGTTCGAAGAATTAGATGCAGCTATACAAATAGACGAAATAAAAATAAGAGGTAAAAGAAATGATCCAGGTTTACCTAATGTATTAACACCAGAAATAGCATGTACTGATGAAAAATGTCCAGCCTTAATTTTTGAAAGAGAAGCCAGTTTTAGACCTTATCAAGTAGATAGCGCAATTGGAATATACAAGGAATTAAGTTTCCACACCAATAAGATATTTGGTCATGAAGTTGTCTACTTTAGAACAGTACCGGAATCAGATAGTGGAGATTACATATTTAAGGAATGGACGCTTTACAAAAACGTAGATAGGAAATGTGTAAAGATTCTCGTACCTGACAATAATTTTCCAGATAATAAACCTAAGTTCTCTGAGTTTGGAATAGACTTTGAGGTACCCTTTGAAATACATGTAGATCATAGATATTTTCAAACCATTTTTGGAAACGAGGCTGAACCTAGAAAAAGGGACTTTCTTTATTTCCCATTAATCAATAGAATGTTTGAGATACAGGGTTCTTATTTACATAGAAGTTTTATGATGGAACCTAGTTATTGGAAAATACAGCTCTATAAATTTAACCCAAATATTGACATGTTAATGAAGGATGAAAATCGTCAATACATGGATAATATTATAACAAGTGCTGAAGAATTGTTTGCAGAAGAGGTAAAAGAAGACATAGAGGACTCTACTATGCCAGATCAATATGAAACTATATCTAGAAAATTTGACATCACCAGGGGCTCTATTCACCCTGACATCAAAATAAAAAATGTAAAGTTTAATTTTAACTATGCACCGTTGATGGAGAATTATTATGATTTAAGCGGGATAGAATCAACCCTAAACACATATGATTTAACAAGTGGATCACCGCTATTATCCACTGCTCAAGAAGCGGTTATTGTAGAGGGAACTGTTAATAATAAAAAACAATTTGAAGTAATAAGAGCCTACCAGGATAGCCCAATATTTCAAACTTGGCAAAATAATGCTCTTATGACAAATGATAAAAATGTTTTAGGAGTAGACGTAAAATATTTAAGAGTAAGAGGACCGTTTGATACAATACCTGATCACGTAGGTCAATCTGAATCTGGAAGATATCTGCAATTAGAAGCATATAAAGATTTAAGTTTTACTACCCAAAGAAATATCATGATAAATGATCCAGGAGGTACGCAGCCTCAGGTTGCTTTAAAACTAAGAGAGACTTCTATTGTATATAATAGATTACCTGAATTTGGAACCGATGAAATAGACAACTTATCATTTACTTGTATGTTTAATGTTCCATCAGATTCTGAAATAGTAAGTTTAATAAATGGTTATGACAATGAATCGCAATCAGGTTTATACATATATGCTCAATTTAATAAATACACAAACGATGAACCTGAAGGAGACCTAATATTAAACATTAAAGTTAATGATATATTAAAAACATACACTCTTACCGGGTTTGAATCAGGTAAGTGGCATGCAACGGTTATATCAATATCTAATGAATTTAATCAAATGGGAATTTATACATATAAAACAATTGAAGACCCTTCTGATTTATCTAATCATTCTGATTTTAGTAAAATATTTGAAAACGTATCTTCTATGCAAGACCAGTCATTTAAATTAAGTCAACCTTATACTATACCTACTTCAAATTTAAAAATATCTAATATTAGATTATTTAAAACAATGATAAAAGAGGAGCAACATGATTTTATATTAAGTCAACAATTTATTAAGGATGAATCAATGTTACTATTAATAGATAATTGTAGACCTCAAGTTAAGGTTCCTTTCATAACTAGAAACAGATAAATAATAATATATGAATACAGATAGTCAAAATATAAGAAACAATAATACACAGGATATATTTCTAAGAAATGCCGTGTTGTCTCTATTAGATGTTTTAAATAGGGAAATCATAGTTGATTTGGTTAGGGATGGAAAAATAGAAAAACATGAAATACCTTTTTTCTATAACATGGCTGCAGACGAAGGTTTTATGAAAGACTTTTTTATACAGGTGCCAGATGGCTGTAAAGTTCCAGTGATAGCTGAAGGAAATTACGATATTGTTCCTAGAGGAATTATAACGCTCGATTCATTTCAAATAAAGTCTAGTGACATCACTAATAAGTTTGTTAGAGGTAGTTTTAACCAACAGGTCTTAGATGATAATGATCAAAAGGTAAATAAAGCCTTTTCAGCAAGATTATACAGCCTCCCTATGTCACTTAAGTTCTCTGCAAAGATATTATGCGATAATTTAAATAAGACATTTAAAATAATGGAAAGATTAATTGATCTTTTTTACAAAAACAGGGTTGTCTATTTTCAGTATAAAGGAGTCAGGATCCCTGGACAATTTACTTTTCCAGAATCAGAATCATTTGAGAAAAAATACGAATTTGATTACACTACTGATCAGCGAGTAAATATAACCTTTAGTATAGAAATGGAAACCTACTTTCCAAGCTTTAATGAAGATAGCGTATTCTATAAAGGAAATACTATAAGACAAATTAATTTAAACACTAATTTAGAAGATACTGGCGTAAATATCGATAGTACTTTTATAGACGAAGATCACCCACCTAGCGAATAAACATGGAGATAAGAAAAAAATACAATATAGAACTTCCAAAAGACATTCTAATGATACGAGATGTATTTAAAAAGAATGGCTATAAATTATATTTAGTAGGAGGCGCCGTTAGAGACGCGGTATCTGGGATCGCTCCTAAGGATTACGATTTAGCTACAGACGCTTTACCTGATGAGGTAGATAAGATGTTATCTCCAATTTATAAAATGTTACCTATTGGAGAAAAATTTGGAATATGGTTAGCAGTAACGCCTAGTGGTGAATTTGAAATAGCAACTTTTAGAAAAGACGTAGGAACCGGTCGTAGACCTGATTCAGTTGAATTTACAACTATTGACCAGGACGTACTTAGAAGAGACCTAACTATAAATGCCTTGTTTTATGATATTGAAAAACAGGAAATAGTTGACTTAGTAGGAGGAATAGAAGATCTTAAAAACGGTGTAGTGAAATCTGTTGGAAATCCAGCAGATCGTTTTGAAGACGATAAACTAAGAAAACTTAGAGCTATAAGATTTGCAGGTGTAACAGGTTCAGACCTAGATAAACAAATACATGAATATTTACTAAAAGACTCAGGATTAGATGAAATTTCTTCTGAAAGAATAAGAGATGAGTTTTTAAAAGGAATAGCTAAATCCTCTTCAGTAGTATATTTTATGAACCTATTAGATAAGTATAATTTTTTTAACTCAATATTTCCAAATTTAAATATAAACGCGAATTATATAGAAGAAAAAGATTACATAATAAATCTAGCTACTCTTCTTAAAGAAAACGATTCAATTGAACTTAGAGATATCTTAAACAAAGCAACATACTCAAATGAAGAAATTAAAAATATATTATTTTTGAAATCTCTTATTCATTTAAATCAAGAAAATGTATTAGATATTAAAAAATCTCAATACAATACATCTGTTACTGACAATCAAATGTTAAAATTTGCTAAATTAAATGGATTAGATGAAAAATTGATACGCACTTTTATTCAATATACGCCTAGTATAAGCGGTAAGGACGTAATGGATAAGATGAATATTAAAGGTGGACCTAAAGTTGGTGAATATATAAAACAAATGGAAGTGGATATATTTAAAAGTTTGATGTCAAACGAATCATACCGTTTTAAATACATAAAAGAATTTATAAACTATGGATAATAAACATATAAAAATATTTGAAAAACAAATAACATCTTTAGAAAAAAGCGGATTTAATTTTATAAATTTAACAAAGTCAAACATTGACTTTTTAAACTTAAGAAATGGAATTTAGAAAATATGTTGACCTTAGAAAATAAATATATTGCTGTAGACATTGATGAAAAGTACGGCGGAAAAATTAC